CCTTCGCTTTTGGCTCCACAAAACGAAGACCGCCCTATTTTGCCCGATTTTAGGCCGCTGGATGGCCCAAAAATGACCCCAAAAGCGCCTGCCGCAGAGATCCGGCAGATTATCGAACGCGAAATGATTCGCTCACGCTACCTATCACAGAGGGCCGCAAATGGCTAAGCAGCAAATCAAGCCAAACGAAGGCCGTGATCTCGCAAATCGTGCGATTGCTTGGCCGGAAGGCAGGTTATTGCTTGCGGACGGTCGAGAACTTGAGCTTACGCGATGGGCTCCGGTGCTTGAGGCTGGAGCTTTTATCAGAGTAAGTATCGAAGCCATGGTCTATATAGAAAAGCAACCTATTCCGCTGGATGAGGACGCAAATGGCACGACCTAGAAAGCCACCCGAAGAGCTAGAGCGAATCGGTGCTTACGACAAAAACCCGCAGCGGCGTATCACCGACGCGGCCAAACCGCTGGCCGGCTGCCCTGTTAAGCCGCACGAGGTTGCTGATGATCCGGCGGCCGATCGAGCATGGGACGAAGTTGCCGAGATTTTAAGCGGCATGGGCACGCTATCGCCCTCGTATCAAAAGCAGATGACGCAATACGCAAAAGCGTGTTCGCGGGCTGATCAGTGTTGGCGAATCGTCAACGAAGAAGGGCTAATCGTTACTAACGAAAAGGGAGTGCCGTCGATTCACCCTGCACAAAAAGAGTGGGACGCCCTAACCGACAAGATTCTAAAAATCTGTATCGAGTTCGGATTGACGCCAGCCGCACGGTCGCGGGTGCGAACCGGCAAGACCGAAGAAGACGCCGACCCGGTTTTAGAAATGCTGAAAAGGATGCAAACAAAAAAGCTTGACGCAGCAACCGGTTGACATTCGCGGCGACGTCATGGCTTATGCCGAGGGCGTCGTTAGTGGCAAAATAACCGCAGGCAAGTGGGTCCGCCTAGCTTGCGAGCGGTTTTTGCGCGACTTGGCGGAGCCAGGAGATTATTACTTCGACTGGAACCAAGCGGAGAATGCTTGCTTAATTTTTCCGCTTATTTTTCGCCACTACAAAGGCGAATGGGCTGGGCAGCCGATTGAGCTTTGCGACTTTCAAGAGTTTGTCACGGCTAACCTGATTGGTTGGAAGCACAAGCAAACGAACTTCCGCAGATTCCGCAGGGCCTTCGTTTCGGTTGCGAGAAAGAACGGGAAGACGACATGGGCCGCAGGGCTGGCGATCTTGTTCGCATTCTTCGACGGAGAGGCGGCGGCCGAAGTCTACATCGGTGCAACTAAGCGAGAACAAGCGGCGATTTTGTTTAACGACGCAAAGCAGATGATCGCCGCATCGCAAACACTAAGCAAGCACGCCGACAGTCGGGTTAGTGTGATTCAATTCCCGGCCACCCACAGCCTTATCAGGCCGCTTGGCAGCGATAAGCCTTATGACGGATTGAACCCGCACGCAATCTTCCTTGACGAGCTTCATGCCTGGGTAGAACGTCACCGAAAATTCTATGACACGATGCGGACCGGATCGGGTGCAAGGCGGCAACCGCTACTCTGCACGATCACGACCGCTGGCGACGACAAGTCAGAGCTATGGAAAGACGAAGTCGGCTATTGCAAACTAATCCTTGAGCAGCAAGCAACCGACCCGCAGTTGTTTGCGTATGTCGCAGAGCTTGACGACGATGACGACCCGTTTGACGAATCGACATGGATCAAGGCGAATCCAGGTTTAGGGCAATCGGTAAAGCTTGATTACCTACGCGAGCAAGCGGCAGAAGCAAAGGCCAAGCAAACGGCCAAGAATCGTTTTTTGCGGTATCACTGCAACCGCATGACATCCTCGACGGAGCATGCTATCGACATTCGCCGATGGGACGAGCTTGGCACAGGATTGACCGACTGGGAAGACGCGGACGCAATCGCAGCAGGGTTTGACCTCGGGGGCCGCGACGACTTGGCATCATGGGCTGTTGTCGCACGGTTCAGAGTCGGCGAAGACGAAGACGAGCGACCGATATATCGCTACGAATGCAAGCAGCGGTCGTATATGTTTGCCGACACTCGCCGCGACTTGTCGCTACAGCCGTTCGCGTCGTTTATATCGCAGGGATTGATCGACGTTGGCAAGTACGCCCTAGACTCGCTACGCGATGACCTGATTAAAGAATGCGAAGACTGGAGCATATCCGAGATTGCATTCGACCCGTATCAGGCAAACGTCATTGCTGGGCATCTTGAACAAGAAGGGCTTAAGCCTATCCGGATGCCGCAGAATTATTTGCATTTTAACGAGCCAATTCGAGCATTCCTGCAAGCGATCACCGAAGGCCGATTTTCGCACAGCGGATCGGATTCTCTGCTAAGATACTGCGTTCAAAATGCGGTAATAGTCAGAGATCGGGCCGATAGATGGATGTTTGACAAATCAAATAGCCGCGACAAGATTGACCCGGTTGTCGCGGTTGTGATGGCGTTTCGTGCTTGCATGAGTACACGGGCAAGGGCCCATGGTTCGATGTTTATCAGTTAAGGAATAAAATATGGCAGGACTGCTCAACATCGGCCGAATCTTTAACGGTTGGTTTGATGCTTTAGTCAACGATGAGAACAAGAAAATAGTTTCGCCAGTTAAGGCGATGAGCTACGCGCCGGTGTGGTACGCCGTCAACAAGATCAGCGGCCACATGGGACAACTTCCGCTAGTCCTTCATCGCGGATTAGAGCGTGGGGCGGAACGGGCAACCGACGACTACCGCTACATGCTTTGCAAGAAGCGGCCAAACTATTATCAGACGCCAATGCAGTTCAAGCAGTCGCTACAAGCGAACTGCCTCATGTACGGAAACGGCTTTGCATGGATCCGCAGGGCTGGCACTACGGCCAATTCACGCATTCTCGATTTGCTACCGCTTGACTCTGCCAAAATGGCTATCGTCATGTGGAAGGGCGAAAAGTGGTATCTTTACGATTCTCACAAAGACGAGCCGATTCGCAAATATCGAGACGTCGACATGCGGGAAGACCCCGACATTCCAGGCAGCGGCGGGCTTATGGTTATTGCCGATAGCGAGATGTGCCACTTTCCTGGGCTAGGGTTCGACGGGTTTGCCGGGTTCAGTTTGTGGAAGATCGCAAACGACAATTGGGCGATCGGCATCGCCGCTGACAAGCTAATGAAAAGCGGATTCGACAAGGGCTTCCGATCGTCGATGCTATTGGAAGCTCCGGCCAATATGTTCCGCGACGAAAAGCAGGCCCGTGAATTTCTCGAAGGATTCCGCAAGCAACACGGCGGACCGGACCAGAACGGAAATATCGGGCTGTTACGCGAAGGTATCAAAGCAAATGTCGTGTCGATGAACAGCAGAGACGCCGAAATAAACGACAGCCGACAGTTTAGCCGCGAAGACGTCGCCTTGTGGTTTTGCATTGAAACAATTCTTGGCGACGACTCGACATCGTACAACGGAATCGAGCAGAGGACGTTGGCGTATCTGTCGAACTGCTTGGCCAAGTGGCTCAAGACCTGGGAGGAAGAGCTAGACCGCAAACTGCTAACCGAACGCGAGCAAGCGGCCGACGTGCTTTATTTCAAATTCCATGATCGGGCTCTATTGCGTACCGACTATTCGACAACGATCAACAGCCTTTCGACAGGCATCAACGCCCGAATCTACTCGCCAAACGAGGCCCGCGAACTGCTTGATTTGAACCCATACGAAGGCGGCGACGTCTACGCAAATCCGGCGATCACTCCGGGCACTGGCGATCAGATTGACGAAGACGACGACCCGGAAGACGACATGGAGGAAAGCGACACCGGCGCGCGAGCGATGCGGGTTGTGATTTCGCGGGTTCAGTCAGTCGAAAAAAATCGAGTCATCAAAGGCTGCAAGTCAAAAAACTTTGTCGATTGGGTCGATGGCTTCTACGCTAGATTTACCTCGACAATTTCGGAAGCGATTCGGCCACTGCTAGACGACAGAAGCGAAATTGCGGCGGAGACGATCGCAACCGAGTACACTGAGGCCAGCAAGGCGGCACTGCTTGACGCGGCTGGAAATGCAAAAGACGAAGCCGAACTCGTCGCCATCGTTGGCGAAACGGTCGCGGGTTGGGATTCCCGCGTTGATCAAATCCTGAGCGCTATTTCGGAGCAAAATAGCAAATGAGCGACACAAGTCTGCCAATGACGGCAACGGATGAGCGGTTTCGATGGTTGGATGACCACGCGGACGGCTGGCAATTCGGCGAAACGGGCATGCTTATCGAGCTTTCGGAGCTACTTGAGCCCGATTTAGCCGTTGAAATCGGGGCCGGAGACGGGCAAAGTTTGCCGCTGACGCTTGGTTTTTTGCTCGAAAAAGGCGTTAAAACAGTGCTTTTTGAAGCTGACGAATTGCGTCAAAACGCTCTCAAAATGACCAAAAAAGCAGCGGTTATACATGGTTTTTTCGATGCGAGGCTGCTAGATGGCTTGGATCTATCGAAAAGCTTTGTTGTAGTTGACGTCGATGGCCAAGATTGGCCGATCGCAGAGGAAGTGCTTAGGTGCGGCAAGCCTCAAGTTATGATGATTGAACACTATGACCAATATGCCCCGCGGTACGGTCAATGCGAGCCGGAAGGGCTACCGCCGCGGTGGTGTCTTGGCTTGCTTGTCGATGGATTCTCTATCCAGGCACCCGCGAAGGAAATTGAAAAACGGATTCGGTATTACGGCTACACGCTAGTTGCAAAAAGCCGCGTTAACTCTTTGTTTGTCCGGAATGATTTACTGCCAACGCTGGAGGGCTGCTGATGTTTAGCTACAACACCTCAACAAAAGAAATTTTCCTCTACGATTACATCGGCCCGGAATGGTTCGGCATGATTGACGCCGGTGCCGTCCAGGAAGCGTTGAACGCAATTCCTGGTCGTGCTACTGTCAGGATCAACAGCGGCGGCGGCGGAGTCGATGAGGGCATTGCCATCTATGAAATGCTTCGACGACATCCCGGCGGAGTGGATGTTATCGTCGATTCTTCGGCTTACTCGATTGCTTCGGTGATCATGCTTGCGGGTGAATCGCTGACAATGGCGAGAGGCGCGGCGGCTATGCTTCATTCGCCATGGATGATGTTCGCTTCCGGCAACGCGAAAGAACTTCGCAAGATTGCCGACCAGCTTGAGACAAGCGAAGAACGGCTAGTCTCGATTTACGAGGACGCATTCGCCAAACGAGACAAGCGAAAGGGCCGCGACGAAATCAAGGCGATCCTAGACGCTGAAACGTGGTACACCGCACAGCAAGCACTTGACGCTGGGCTGATCGACGCGATTGACGGCCAAGCGGTCGAGCCCGTTGCGGCTAAGTATCGCAACATCCCGGCAGCGATTGCACGAGCACAAAAAGCAGGCGACCGGACACCATACCCGTTCGCGCGAGAA